CAAAGAGTACTGAACGAGCAGCCAACTTTATGGCCTCCTCAACAGTGAGGAATAATCGTCGGACGTTGATTCGACTGAACGCACTGTTACGAGCAAGCCCTGTCTTATCACCAAACAGCATTGTGCCTTCTCCCGGGAACGCAACAACGGGGTTGATGCGAGCACGATACAAAGTATCACGTTCTGTCTGTGAAGGATTATAAGCAAGCCCTACCGAACCACGAATCTGCCCACGGGCAATACCAGCAGGCGACCACCATGGATCATTAGTTGTATCTGTACGAGCCATACAACCAGCAACATGACCATTAAGCGGAACATATCGATAAACATCATTGTAACGATCATACATTTTTGTATAACCACTATCATAAATTGTGTATGAACTACTACCCAAAAGATCAAAGTAACCTTTGACGTTATTTGTTTGTGAGTAACTATTAACAACATACACGACATCACTACGATCAGGTGAAATAGTACCAACACAATCTTTTCTTTTTTCAACTAGGTCTGTAATAAACACACCATGCGTTGTTGCACCAGCGTTATCTACAGAAGCAGGACCGGCGATTATCATATTAACATCTTCAGTATCAGAATCACCAAAAGCATCTGTATAAGCAGTTTGTCTCTGTCCTTCAGTTGCGGCAGTTGTACCACCTACGCCTTGCTGACCAGCAGCTGCTCCTAAAGAAGCACTTTCAACCGCTAAACCGGCAGGTGCTGTAAATGTTATACCTTTCGCAGCCGAACCCCAGTTAGTTGCACCAATCGGATGATCCATCCAATGAATATAACTTGACTGTGCAAATAGAACATCTGCATAATAGTTAGCTGTACCGTTTGATGTAAGAGCATCAGAAGCCTTAGATACATTTTCATACTTCTCTAGAATCTCACCCGCAACACCAGTAATACCAGAGCCTTCATCAACAACAATGATATGAAGTTCATCATTCACACCATCACGATCTGTAGCAAACTGTGAAGTTCCTGGAGCTTTATCAAACTGATCAGCATAACGCCATTCTCTATCAATATTCACAGCAGAACCGATTGCACTTGCTACTCCAACAGCAGTTGTTGTAGGATATCTTACTATTGTTGCATTAAGACCAGTAATGTCAGTAATGCGATATTTCTGTCCGTCTGCTTCTTGCAAGTAAATAATATCACCCACATTAAAATCTGTTGCTGCTGTCAAAGGAACAATGTGATGCCCTGCGACCATCGTTGTTGACGTTGTTGTTTTTGCCGTTTGCGAGTAACCAGCAGCAGTGTTGCAATATTCTACTTTGAGATTATTACCCCATGCACCAGCTGTTCGAGCAGCTACTATGCCTACGGCGGCCGTACCGCCATTAAACGGACCTGTTGTACCGTCACCATATTCATAGTGATTATCATTTTTAATTAGGATTGCTGTACCACTTTGACAAGCATTCACGGCGCCTGTAGTTAGAATCCTAGATACCTTTAATGTGTTACTGTACATCAAGAAAGCTGCAGCACTAAACCAATACTGATGATTCGTTGTATTCGGCTTACCAAAAATTTCAGTAAGTTGCTCTTCACTTTCGATTGTTACCACTTGGTCAATCGGTCCTTTCTGAGCAAGAATACAAACACCACCAATACTAGTTGGCTCATTTCTAACTGAAGTAGTTAGATCAACTTCTCGTACAGCAACACCAGGCGAAACTAGATCAACCATTTTCTATTTCTCCTTAATTGTTGTGTATATCACGAAATTATTAGTCAATTTGTATATAAGTTATTTATAAAATAGATGATTTACAAAACACATAATTGTGTTTATAAATATAGATGTGAGATGGAGAGACACACAAATGCGTGATATAGGTAGAAAAAACTGGTTACTTAATAGTATGAAAGGTCATGCGTGTCCTTGTGGTGAATCTGAACTGGTATGTCTTGAATGGCATCCTCACAATAAAAAAATAAAGGCATTGATACTTAGACATGGTGCTAAAACAAAAGAAAGAAAACAAGCACAACAGTTAATATTAGAATCAGAGGTCGTGTGCCATAATTGTGTGAGTAAGATTGATAATGGTCTTGCTTCATTTATTCTTTAGAATGTCTCCTTATTAAAGAAATCTGGATAATTTTCAACAGGCCTCCAATAATCACCATCTTCATCCACAAACGGAACTATATCTTCACCATAATGAACCCCATCATCAATAAAACCAAACGGTGCCATATCAGCTTCAATTGATTCTCTCTGACTATCGTAAAGTCGTTTGCGGATATCTTCATCAGTCAAATCCTTAAAGTATTGTTGATCTGTCAACCACGAAAAGAATACCAGACACATCACTAAATCATCAGTAGAACCTTCTTCAGCTTCAAAAGATGCACCCTTCTGTATAAACGTAGAAAGTTCGACCACAATATCAAAATCTGGTATAATTAACTTATCACCTTCGATTAATTGTTTTAGATTGGAACACCCAATTCTTTTTAAAGATTTTGTAGTTCTTACACCCAAATCAGTTTGACCATCACCAAACCCACTACCAACAACTTGACCCAATCGTCCACGCAGTTGAGTCATTATAATATTTTCATAGCCCATATCATGGTGTAGTGCGTCTGCAATCTGACCACCTATATCATTAATCTCTACTAGTACCTGAGAATCATTATAAGATTTTGCAGTTCTGTAAATAATATCTGGAAATATAAGAGGTTTGATTTCATTGTTTCTATATTTTGCAACTATTCTATAAGGCATCTTTGTAATATCTATCACTACAAATGCACTATAATCATTTGAACCACCCCTTGCTACATCAACAGTCATACAATATTGATGATCTTTTTCTGGTCGTTCCCATACATCAAAACCAGCACTACGCTCTATAGGATCCATATGTGCTATAGTCTGTATCTTAGCCGGGTTTATAAGAGTATCAACACTACCAAGGAACGAACATTCAAACTCTTGTAAGAATTGTTGTTCACTAGTGTTCTTTATTGTTTCTTCTTTCCATTCATCATCTCGACCAGGCACCTCCGACCAATGCACTTCTATTGGCACAAACCCCGATTTTTCATTAACAGCATCTGTCCACATCTTATAGTACATATTCATACCGTGTGGAGTTGATACTATCATTACCTTCGATGATTGACCAGATGAAATTGTAGGGTAGACTGAACTAAAGAATTGTTCTGCAATGTTTGACGGTATAAACGCAAACTCATCTAGGAATATAATGTTGTAAGAACCACCACGAACCGCAGATGCAGAAGTAGAGGCAGCAAGTATTTTAGATCCATTTTCTAATTCCAAGGAACCTTTGTTCCAATTCATAACACCCATCTGCATCCATCCGGGCAAGTGTTCATATGCAAGTTGTAATCTTGAAAGTAAATCTCTTGCAGTAGAAGCCTTATTGGCCAACACGGCGACATTCACATTCTCATTGAATATGATATAATGAATGAGGTACGATAGAACAACTGTAGACTTACCCGATTGTCTCGGGAGTTTACAGATAGTAAATCTATTACTGTGAAATGTACTAACGATTTCTTTTTGAAATGGGTACATCTTAAAGGGTACTAAACCCTCATCAATACTGACAATATTTACATATTCTTCAATAAAGTGTATAGGATTTTTACTGCACTTAATAAACTCTGCAATCTGTTCTTGAGTATATTCTTGTCGAACCTGTGCAGACTTTAGATTAGGATTGCCTTTATAAGTTTCAATCGTCATCAGGCTTATTCTTTAGTAGCGCTTGAAGTTCTTTCGTACTACCCACAAACAAAGCGTTGGTGACATTTTTAGGTCCTTTGTCAGGAACTTCTTTAAGTCGTTGCATCTTTTCTTGTAAGTCAGCAAGCCTTTCTGTGACTTCTGATACTGTCTTAATCAACTGACCGGCCACCTCATACGTTCTAGGGTGCTCTTGTTCTTTTGCCAAGTCCAAGATACCTGTAATAGCATCCTGGCCCCTCTCTATTAGGTTGTAGAAGTTTTCTCGGCTGTACTTATAGTCTGAGTCGATATCTTCAGAGTGTTCAGTAGCGGGCACCATAGCCTGTTCTGGACGGGGTATTAATGGTTTAGGATCTAATATTTGTTCTTTAATATTTTTTGTTAAACCTAAGGCATCACTGATCGCATTATCTACATTTGACATTATGTCCACTCACTAGTTGTTTCGTTAAATCCGAAATTATCATCTCCCGCAGTAGTATCAACAACAGCCTGAGTTGTAAATCTCTGCACTCGTTCCGGCGCCTGATCTTGTAGGTCACTGTATGTATCTGCCTGTACTTTTGTAATCGGTTTCGCAGTTGTAACAGGACCGTATACATATGATTTTGCTGTAAATCCTAATGTGTAAATGATAGCTCGTCGTGTAGTAAAGTCACCCTCATAGGTATCTTCATATGCAATACTATTCAATACAACAGGAACATCTCTAACGATATCCATCTCAGGAACTTCTTTAATTGACACAGTATATTCTGGTTGAAAGTATGGTAATATCTGTTCTATTATCTGTATACCATCATCACTATTTTTAGTCATAACAAACAATTCAAAATTCATATTGTAAGGAACAGGAGTATACTGTGTCTGCATCTGTTTCAATTTTTTATCAGCAGTATTCGATAATTTTTTCTGTCTAATAATTCTATTTAATTTTCTTGTAGGATCATAATCAAAAGATTGAATTTCAAAACCCATACGGGGTAAAGTCATTGCTATCTTTTGTGTAATACCAGGATCAGCTTCTAATCTAACTATAAATTTCTGTTTGGGTCCATAAGCCAAAGGAACTTTCATAGATTGTGAATCTGTCCCAGTACTATTCTTTCTAGTAATAATAATATCATTAAACAAACTACCAAACGCTATGATAGTTTTTCGTAAGCTTTCGTTGTAAAAATAATGTCCTAACATTTTATATTGTCTCCGATGGTTCACCAAATGGGTTCTTTTCGGTGAAGTCTAATACTGCATCGGCACTTGAAAATTCACCTGTACCAGTTACAGCTTCTTCTATCCATGTGTTATCTGATAACGGATCAGAAGTCGCCAATGAATAATCTTCATTGATGACAAAGAATGAATAGTAATCGTCTGAATCTTCCATGAGTATTGCATCGAATATAGCATCCCCATGTGGTTCTATTGTAACCCTTGCACCCGTATGATGTGCATTATTAAGACCAGTATCTCCTTGAAGTGTAACTACGTTACCACTACCACTCCATGAGAACACTACAGTTTCAGCTGCATTGTTTTGATCTGCGTGTATTGTCAAAGATCCTGTTGCAGCATTATCTGCACCACTACCTAATAGTATTCCAGCTGTACTTGCCAAGGTGAGACTTTGAATACCGGCAACAACACCACCATTAAGAGTTGTAGAGATTGTATTTGTTTCACTCTCACCAGTAAGTAACGAACCAGCACCAGCCGTTGCAGTTTCAAGTTCAATCTGACCATCTGCATATATGTCTGTTCCTCTTTCAAGTTCAATTTTACAGTTATACAATGTGGCCCTAGCAGTCTGTTCACCAAGAATTTGCCAGTCGTATGCGTCTGTTGATCTTTCGGTTTCAATGGCATCAATTGCAGTAATACCTGTATCCAAATCTTCACTAGAGTATTCAACTGTACGAGTAAATAATTTGTATACTGGTAGATTGTCTAATTGATAGAAAGGATCATCCTTATCTA